CAATATTACTGTTTATATTGTATACCAATTGGTATACAATATAAACAAGGGTTGAGCAAACAACTACTAAATTATAAGGGAGATTGAAAATATGAAAAACTTAAATGTAATAATTGAGCAATTGCAAGAAATGGGAAAGGTATGTGTTGATAATATCGAAAACATTTCTGAATTACAAGAACAGCTTAAAGAAAAAGGTTATGAGACTCGTTTCGAATCAACAGATAGGGATTATCTAGTTTTAGATAAATAAAATCAAAACGCCTTCGGGCGGAGCACTAATTACAAGGGAGAGATTAATTAAAATGATAAAAAGAGTAATACATGCTGCTAATATTTGTGGGACAGAAGATTTGCTAATAAAAAAGACACACTATGAAAACAAATATTTATGTTGTTCTAGTATTGATTGTTTAGATTTTTTTCACAGAGATGTTCTTTTTTTAGTAGAAGGTGAAGTTGTAGCAGAATTTAGCGGAGATATTGGGTGCATAGGATTTGATCCAAAAAACACTATTTATAATGAATTGCATGTAATTAATTATACTGTAGAAGGCTTATATATACCTGATAATATGGAATTTTTTGATTTAAGAGATTTTGCAAAAGCAAGAGTTTTTATTAATGATATTCTTGAAATGGCAATTAAATACATTAATTGTAACGAAGAACAAATATCACAATTAGAAAATTTTGAGGAAGAATTTGCTAATATGTCCGATGAAGAATATAAGAATGAATTTGATTTTTGGAATTTTGAATAAGAAAGGGTTGATTAATATGGCAAAGGATAAGGCTATACAAGTAAGAACAAGTTTAGAAATGCACAATCAAATTTTAGAAGTTTTAAAATCTGGTGAAACTGTAGGAGAATTTATTAGAGAATCAATCGAAAAAAACTTGAAAAATAGAAGTGACCCATTCAATCAAAGATCAACAATGGGTTTAAAGAAAAAATATACTACTAAAATTCCCCCAGTGTAACTTTTATATTAAATTAAGCTCTCGAAAGAGGGCTTTTTTTTACGTTCAAATGGCACGAAAAAACTATAGTAAAATTAAATGAGGAGGGGAGGTCTTTGGAGAAGAAAAAACCGAACTGGAATAAGATTCGCAACGACTACGAAAGTAGTAATATATCACATAGAAAATTATCAGAAAAATATAATGTGTCTTATAACACCTTAAAAGATAGAGCCAAAAGGGAGTTATGGACAAAAAGCAAGGAAGAAATACACAGCAAAATCACAGCAAAAACACAGCAAAAAACAATTGAAATAATCTCTACTCAAAATGCTGTGGAAAAAGCAGAAGATATAAATAGAAATACAATGCACATAAAAGCTTGGGACTTACTGTATCAAAGGATTGTTGAAACATTAGAAAATAAACCTAAAACTTTGAATCCAATAACACGTGAGATTCAAGAGTATGATTATAGTGCAAAAGATATATCAGAGTTGGCTAAAGCACTTGATAAATTACAAGCAGGGCATAGAAAAGCTGAGAATGTAATTGATGCACCAACGCTTAAAAAGCTTGAATTAGACCGTGAAAAGTTTGAACATAACAAGCAAAGCAACACAGATAAAGTTATAAACGTGATATCTAACATACCTAGACCACCAAGAGAGGATGAAGTTAATGAGTAAAATAAGTATTGAAGAATGTGTAAAACTAATGAAACAAATAAAAAATATACAAAGTAAAGATTCAGATATGATAAAAACTTTGCTTAAAACACCCCAAAAAAGATTCTTATGGTGTGTAGTTAATAAATACTAGGGGTTAAATTATGGATATACAACTTGATTATAAACCTACACCAAAGCAGGAGCTATATCATGTGTCAGTAGCAGACGAGCTTTTATATGGTGGTGCTGCTGGAGGAGGAAAGAGCAAAGCAACTGTAATGGAAGCCCTGCAATTATGTTTAGAGAATCCTGGCACATATGCTTATTGCTTTAGAAAGACTTATCCAGAGCTTAAAGATACATTGATAAAAGAAGCTCAATCAAGCTACCCAGAAGCCATCGGAAAGTATAATAGCACTAACCATGATTACATTCTTTACAATGGATCTAGGATATGTTTTAGATACTGTAGGAATATGCTAGATGCTGTTAGATACGCTGGTGCAGAAATACACTGGCTATTCATGGATGAATTAACCCATTTCCCAAAAGAAGTATATGATTTCTTGAAAACAAGGGTAAGAGCAGCAGTTTCTTTAGGTATTAAGCCTAAAATTAGATGTACAAGCAACCCTGGTGGTGTTGGGCATGGATGGGTAAAGGATTATTTTATTGATAGTTTTGATCCTTTTAAAATACATAAGAAAGAGATTTACTCTCCAACTTTAAGAAAAACACAAGTTAAGAAACTGCAATATATTCCTGCTTATGCTACAGATAATCCACACCTTACTGAGGATTATATATTTGAGCTAGAGCAGAAGCCAGAAGCATTGCGAAAAGCATTACTAAATGGTTCTTGGGATAGTTTTGACGGTCAAGTATTCCTTGAATTTAGAGATAATAAAGATGGATATTTAGATCGTAAGTATACGCATGTTATTGAGCCGTTCCCTATTCCAAAGAGCTGGAGGAGATTCAGAACCTTTGACTTTGGATATAGTAAGCCGTTTTCTGTAGGTTGGTATGCTATGGATAATGATGGTAGGTTATATAGATATCGTGAATTATATGGATGCACAGAACAGCCAAATACAGGCGTTAAATGGCATCCAGAACAGATTGCAAAACGAGTAAAGGAAATGGAGGATAAGTATGAAAAAGGCAATTATATTATTGGTATTGCAGACCCATCTATATGGGATAAGAGTAGAGGAGAGAGCATCGCTGAAACGTTCGAGAGAAATGGTATATACTTTGAAAAAGCAGATAATGAGAGAATCGCAGGCAAAATGCAATGCCACTACAGACTTGCTTTTTGCAATGAAGGTCTACCAATGTTTTATTGCTTTTCGAGTTGCAAATCCTTTATCCGTACTACTCCGAACTTAGTATACTCAGCTACAGATGTAGAAGATATAGATAGTGATTGTGAGGACCATATATATGATGAATGGAGATATCTTTGCATGTCTAATCCAATTGCACCGAGAAAAAGTATTACAAACAATAAAAATACATATAATCCGTTAGAATCAGAGGAACCAAAAACTTATGTAGGATTTATGCACTTATAGGAGGTATTATGGCTTTTATAGATAGATTTAAGAAAAAAGATGCAGAGGAGCAACAGCAAAAGCCACAAGTAGATGTTAAAAAAGGCTTGGAGTTACTCAAGGAATACAAAGCAGCTAAGGAACACTTAGAAGCTAAAATCATTGATAATGAGGAATGGTACAAGCTTAATCACTGGGATATTATCAGGAAGAAGAAAAAGGACAATCAAGAACCTGAGCCAGTTACGGCATATTTGTTTAATACTATTGCAAATAAGCACGCTGATGCTATGGACAATTACCCAGAGCCAAATATACTACCGAGAGAAGCACAGGACGAGCAGGAAGCTAAAAGTCTTAGTGATATTTTGCCGTTGGTTATTGAAAAGAATGAGTTTACGACCACTTATAGCAATGCTTGGTGGTATAAGCTCAAACAAGGTACAGTTGCTTATGGCGTGTTTTGGAATCAAGAATTAGAAAACGGCTTAGGCGATATAGACATTCAGAAGTTAGACCTTTTAAACGTCTATTGGGAACCAGGAATAGTTGATGTTCAAAAGTCAAGAAACTTATTTATTGTTAGCCTTATAGATGATGATGTTTTACATGAGATGTACCCTCAAACAACTGGTATTAGTGCAACTAAAGACATTGAAATAAAAAAATATGTGCATGATGATAGCATAAATACTAACTTAGATAAAAAAAATCTTGTAGTAGACTGGTATTATAAGAAAAAAATCAATGGTAAAACTATAGTCCATCTGACTAAATTTGTAGATGGAACCCAATTAGCTTCTACCGAGGACATCCCAGAATATGCAGAAACAGGCTTATATGAACATGGTATGTATCCAGTTGTCTTTGATGTGTTATTCCCAGAAGAAGGAACGCCTGTAGGCTTTGGATATATTGACATTGTAAAGAATCCACAAATGTACATAGATAAGTTTGATCAGATAATTGCAAGAAATGCCCTCCAAGCTGGAAAACAAAGATTTTTAGTGAAAGAAGATGGAGCTGTTAACGAAAAGGAATTATTAGACTATAGCTTAGATGTTATACATACAAAAGGATCCATTAACGAGGAAAGTTTTAAAATAATTCAAGCTGCACCTTTACACCCTTTCGTGACTGCTCATAGGTCTGAAAAAATCGCAGAACTTAAAGAAACATCAGGTTCCAATGATTTTAGTAGAGGTGAGAGTGGAGGAGGAATTACAGCAGCATCGGCAATAATGGCTTTGCAGGAAGCAGGAAACAAATTAAGTAGAGATATGATTAAAAGCTCTTATAATGCTTATACAAAGATAATTAGAATGTCTATAGAGCTTGTTAGACAATTCTACGACGAGGAAAGAAAATTTAGGATCGAAGGACCAGACGGAAGTTCTCAATACATAGCTTACAATAATCAAAATTTAAAGCCACAGCCAATGCCAATGATGTATGAAGGACAGGAACAAAAATATAGATGTAGTGTTTTTGATATTAAAATTAAGCCTGAAAGGTCCTCTCCATTCTCCAGGGTTGCCCATAATGAGTTAGCAAAAGAGCTTTATGGTGGTGGTTTTTTTGATCCTGCAAGAGCACAACAGGCATTAGTTGCCCTTGAAATGATGTCATTTGAAGGCAAAGAGAAGATTGTAAAAATGATTAATGATAATGCCACGTTTATGCAGGAAGTACAGCAAATGCAACAACAAATGCAGATGCAACAACAACAAATGCAACAAATGGCTATGCTTATTCAAAAGCTTACTGGAGAAGATTTAGGGCAAGCTGATGCAATTCTCCAACAACAATCCCAACAAGAAAGGGTGATTAAAGCTAATGGTGGAGGTCAAATTTTACAAAGGTAGTAGAGGTTATGAAAGCTTCTCTTTAAAGGGACATGCAAATTATAATCCTGGCAATGACATTGTTTGTAGTGCTATTTCAGGATTGGGCATGGCTTTAATTGGAACTCTTAAAAATATAAAAGATTTAGACATTACAAACTGCTATTACGAAGATGGTAATATAGATATTAGTATTAATCCTTTTATAGATCAATACCAACAAGATAACGTTGATATGGTGTTTAAAACTGTTTTAATAGGTCTTCTACAGATTCAACAAAGTTACCCTGCAAATATCAAAATAAATGATTAAATGACCCTAAAAAGATGTGTTAAAATAAATTTGTAAGTAAATCTTACGAAAATAGTAACTAAGTAGACACGCAGGATAGACTGCTGGAGGTATATATGTTTAATTTGTTAAGAGTTAATTTAAAGATGTTTGATGGAGAAGGTAGTGGGGATTCCTCTGCAACAACATCTACGGGCAGTAATACTGCGAACGCCCCGCAGAATACGAGCAGTACGCAAAAGGTTATCTATGGTAAGCAAGTTGAAGAAAGTGAAGCTGATCCAGATGAACCTAGCGAAGGTCCTAACGCTCAGGACGATGGTAATAAAACTATTCCAGATAGAAAAGAGTCTTTTGCAAGGTTTAAAGATGAATTTAAAGACTTATATGGTGCTGAAGTTGAAAGCATTATAAAGGGTCGCTTCAAAAAGTATACTGGAATAGAGCAACAATTGGCACAACAAATCCCTATTATAGAATCACTAATAGAGCAACATGGAACAAATGATTTAAGCAAATTACTTGATATTGTACAAGAAAATACATTAGGTGATTTAGCAGACAAAGAAGGTTTGACAATAGAACAAGCTAAAGAAATTGTTAAACTGAAAAACGAAAATAAGAGGTTTAAAAACAAATTTCAAACAGAAGAACAAGAACAAATCATAAACCAACGTGTTGCTCAATGGTACAAAGAATCAGATGTACTAAAACAAACCTATAGTGATTTTAGCTTGCAAGAATGGGCAAATAATGCACAGTTTATGGGTTTGTTAGAAGCCAACATTGATGTTAAAACAGCTTATGAAATTTGTAATTTGAATAACATCAAAGCAAAGACAGCTAAAGAAGTTGAAAAATCAGTAATTGAAAACATCAAAGTAAAAGGTATTAGACCAACCGAAAACGGTCTAAACCAAACACCAGGTGTAATTATAAAGTCGAAGGTCGAAGAATTTACCAGAAAAGATAGAGCCGAAATTGCCAGAAGAGTGGCGATGGGCGAAAAAATAGTATTATAGGAGGACTATATGTTTGATAACAAAGAGCTTTTAAGTGATGTAGCAGAGTTTTGTGGAGTATCTCTGACTATGTTTGCAACAAATAAAACCACTGATGCTGCACTATCTGATGAAATGAAGACGTACTACTCGGATTATCTTATTGATAATGCTTATCCTGAGTTAGTACATGATCAGTTTGGTCAAAAACAACCAATCCCAAAAAACGGTGGTAAAACGGTTGAATTTAGAAAGTATGCACCACTTGCAAAGAGTTTAACGCCGTTAAGTGAAGGTGTAACACCGAGTGGAAAATCATTGTCAGTAAGTGTTCTTACTGCTACAGTTAGCCAATATGGTGACTTTATCGAATTGTCAGATATGCTTATGATGACAGCAATTGATAATAACCTTGTACAAGCTACTAAGCTATTAGGACATCAAGCAGGAGAAACATTAGACACTGTAACTAGAGAAATTCTAAACGGTGGTACTAATATCCAATACGCAGATGCACAAGTTGCAGCAAGATATTTGTTGGTTGGCGGCGATGCTACTCTATCAAACAATCACTATATGTCTGTTAATGCAATCAGGCGAGCTGTTAGAAATATGAAAAATAACAAGGCTATGAAAATCAATGGCTTTTATGTAGCAATCGTTCACCCAGACGTTGCTTATGACATTATGGGCGATGATGATTGGGTTAATGCATCACAATATGCTGGAAGTGAACAAATTTTCACTGGTGAAATCGGAAGATTGCACGGAGTAAGATTTGTAGAAACAACAGAAGCAAAAATATTCCATGCTGAGGACCTTGTGGCAGTAGGTAGCACAAATGCAAATAGAACTCTTACAGTTGCAAGCTTATCTACTAAAACATTTACAATCCAAGAAGCATTAAGTGCTGGAGAAGTAACAGCTTTAATTGGAAGAAAGCTTATAATCAAAGGATATTTATACACAGTAGTATCAGGTGCAGCAGGTGCAGCGGGATCAGCAACACTAACTGTAAGTGAAACAGTATCAGGGTCACCAACTAATAATGAAAAAATCTATCCAGGTGAATCTGGTGCAGCAGGTAGAGATGTTTACTCAACACTTGTTATTGGGTCCGATGCTTATGGTGTTACTGAAATTAGCGGTGGTGGACTCGAAACCATCGTTAAACAACTTGGTAGCTCTGGAACAGCCGATCCACTTAACCAACGTTCAACAGCAGGCTGGAAAGCTACTAAAACAGCTGAAAGATTAGTTGAAACTTATATGCTAAGGATCGAAACTGCTTCAACCTTTAATCCATTAGTAGCAAACTAATAATATTCTAGCCCTGTAAAATGGGCTAGTTAATTTATATTTAGGAGGTATGTATGGGATCTCAAACAGATGAAATCTTGCAAATCGAAAGATCTTCGCTTGGTGGCTATGGAAGTAAAAGGATAACAACAACTGATGTAACTACACCTGATGCAAACAAAGTTTTTGTAGCTATACAAATTACAGAGGATGCCGTTTTTAGTACATTGGTGGGTAATATGGCAAATTCTACAGGATTAACACTTAGTGCAGGCGTGATTGTGTATGGTAGATTTACAAGCATAACGTTGACAAGTGGTAAGTGTATAGCTTATATGGGGGTGTGACCTCGTGCTAGGATTAGGATTGCAAATTAATAAGTCAAGTTTTATACCTGTTATGCCACGTGATGTAAATGGAAATGTTCTATCGCTGATAGCTAAACAGGGTAATAATGGGCAAATACCAAACTCGGGTACTAAAATTTGGAGTGATAGAAGTAAGGTTAGGACACAGTATAGTTATAGTAATTTGGTGAGTAATGGTGATTTTAGCGATGCGAGTGCATGGAATAGTGTTCTTTCTGCTATTTCTCTATCTGGTGGTATTTTAACATTGCTAGCCTCTGCTCAAAATGGTAGATTGCGATCTGGCTCTATACCACGTATAATAGGCAGAAAATATTACATAGCCTCAAAAGTAAAAGCATCTAGCAATTTAGTATCGTTGCACTCTTATGGGTCTGCTATAAGTGGAACTACGCATCAAGGTAATAATGAGTATGGAATTTTAAAAGCTATTTTTACAGCTCCTGATTCAGATCCAAATTGGTCTGTAGGAGTTATTGACGCAAGAACTTCAGGTTGGACAGATGTTTTTATAGATTGGGCAATGGTAATAGACCTTACAGCCCTTGGGTTAGATACACTCTCCGTAGAACAATGC